ATACTTCTTCAAGGTTAAGTGCTTTTTCTAAATGTCTTTTTGAAGATATTGAAAAAGATACAATTTCTGAATGGCGCGATAATTATGAAGATACACAACAATATCCTGCGGTTTTGCCGTCTAAGGGATTTTATAATCTTGTAAATGGCACTACTGGTATCGGTATTGGTATGGCAAGTTCAGTTCCTCAATATAATTTGCGCGATATCAATAAAGCACTTGAAACTTTAATTAACAATCCTAATTGTGACTTTGAAGATATATATTGCGCACCCGATTTTGCGACTGGCGCAACTTTAATTAATGAACCAGAAGTGAAAGAATCTATGAAACACGGTACTGGTTCTGCTTGTAAATTGCGTTCAGTAATTGATTATGATATTAAAGATAATTGTTTAGTTGTAAAAGAAATTCCTTATGGTGTATATACTAATACAATTTGTAAGGAATTGGAAGAAATCGAACAAAGTGAAGAAAATCCTGGTATTGAGAGACATAATGACTTAACAGGTACTTCTGTAAATATTAAAATCTATTTAGGAAAAAATGTAAATCCTGATAGAATTATTCGTTTCTTATATAAAAACACTTCTCTTCAATATTATTTTGGTATTAATTTTACAATGCTTGATAATGGCAGATTCCCAAAAGTATTTACTTGGAAAGAAATGCTTCAGGCACATATTGACCACGAAAAAGAAGTATATAGACGCGGATTTGAGTACGATTTAAAGAAATATGAATTTAGAGTACATATTCTTGATGGATTGCTCATATGCCTAGCATCTATAGATGAAGTGGTTCAGACTATTAAAAAATCTAATTCAACTGCGGATGCGCGAATCGCATTAATGAAGAATTTCCTTCTTGATGAAGATCAAGCAAAAGCAGTTTTGGATATGAAATTAAGCCGTTTGGCAAATCTTGAAGTTAAAAAACTTGAAAATGAAAAAGCAGAATTAATTACAGAAATTGATCGTATTAAAGATATTCTTAATCACGAAGATAAATTTAATAATGAATTAATTACTGGTTGGCGTGAAGTAGCTAAAAAGTTCGGTGATGACCGCAGAACAGTAATTCGAACTGTAGGAGAAGACACTGAGGATAAAGATATTGAAGATGTTGCACCAGAAGATTGCATTATCATTCTTACCAAAGGTGGAACTATTAAACGAGTCCCGTCCGCAACTTATAAACCACAACGCCGCAACGGAAAAGGTATCAAAACTCAAGATGATATCACATCTATGATTATCCGTACCAATACAATTGATTCTCTTATGATTTTTAGTACTACTGGAAAAATGTATCGACTTTTAGTTGATGACATTCCAGAAGGAACAAATAGCTCAAAAGGCTTAAGCGTTAAAGCATTAGTTAATATGGCGGATAATGAGAATCCTTCTGTAATTTATTCAATTTATAGAGATACTAATGCGAAATATGTATTGTTTGTTACGAAGAATGGATTAGTCAAAAAGACTCCGCTTGATGAGTATATTAAAACTAAAAAGAAAAATGGTATCAATGCAATCAGTTTCCGCGGCGATGACGAACTTGCGACTGTAACTTTGATTAAAGATGAGCCAGTTGTAATAGTTACAGAAGGCGGATATGTATTATCTTTTGATTCTAAAGAGTTAACACCTACATCAAGAATTGCTTCTGGAGTAAAAGGAATCACGCTCGGTAAAGATGATAAAGTTGCAACAGCGGTTGCAGTAAGAGATAAAAATGATGCACTTGCGCTTTTCTCAAAAAGCGGAAATGGTAAGAAAATTCTTAATTCTGAAATGGTAATTCAGAAACGAGCTGGTAAAGGTGTAAAATGTTATAAAGGCACAGATAAACTAGTTGCCGCAGCACTTGTTTCTGATGAAGATAAAATTCTAATTGTTGGAGATAAATCTTCAATTTGTATTAACGCAACAGAAATCCCTGCAATGGGTAAAAGTACCATTGGAAATATTATGTTGAAAGGAAATACTGTGTTATCAGTATCAAAGGTATAATACTATGTCAGCTATGCTTGACTTAATTGAAACATTAAATGAAGCATCAAGAGCATATTATAATGGCGATCCTATTATGTCTGACGAAGAATACGATTTATTGTATGAAAAGTTGGAAGATATGGAAGAATATACTGGTTTGGTTTATGGGAATAGCCCAACTCATTTAGTTGGGTCTCCCATATTAGAATCTTTAAAACCAGTAAGTTTAACGGATCGACCAATGCTGAGTCTTGATAAGGTTCATACTGCAAAAGAGATTATAGACTTTGCGCACGGTAAAACTCTAGTGGCAACTGTTAAATGTGATGGATTATCTACTAGACTTATTTATGAAAATGGTAATCTTGTAAAAGCTTGTACTCGTGGAGACGGAGAAACTGGAGTAGATGTAACAGAACACGTACAAAAATTTTTAAATGTTCCAAGCACAATTCCTTTGAAAACAAGATTAGTTGTCGATGGAGAATCTGTTATTAAAAATTCAGATTTTGAATTAATAAATAGATATGGTCAATATAAGAATCCGCGTAATCTTGCTGCAGGTACATTAAATTCATTAGATACCTCTGTCGTAAAAGAACGAAGATTAAGTTTTATTGCTTGGGATGTAATTGAAGGCAGCGGTCTTAGTACCTATCAAAATAGAATTACATCTTTACACAACTATGGTTTTGATACAGTTTTAACAATTTGTGTTGAGCCAAAAAGTGAAGCAGATGTTGAATATATAAATGATTTATTGTTTAATTCTTCTGAAATTCCTAGTGATGGAGTCGTTTGGAAATTTAATGATATTAAATATGGTGATTCACTGGGAAGAACAGCAAAATTTTTTAATAATGCAATTGCGTGGAAACCAGAAATTGTAACTGCGGAAACCACTTTACTTGATATTGATTGGACCATGGGCAGAACAGGTGTATTGACTCCTGTAGCAGTTTTTGATGAAGTAGATTTACTTGGATCTACAGTTAGTCGAGCCAGTTTGCATAATCTATCTGTAATGGAAGATTTAATTGGTGAACCGCGGAAAGGCCAGACTCTGACGATCTATAAAGCTAATATGATCATTCCGCAAGTACTAAAAGGCGATAAAAAATATACATCAGAATTAATTCCATTACCTGATATATGCCCCATCTGTGGAGCGAAACTTGTAATTGATGATTCTGGTAATGCGAAAGTACTTAGATGTGTAAATCCGGAGTGCAGTGGACAATTAATTAATAAATTAGATCACTATGCTGGTAAAAAAGGCCTTGATATAAAAGGTTTATCAAAAGCCACTCTTGAAAAATTAATTGATTGGGGCTGGGTTAACTCTATTCTTGATTTATATTCTTTAAAGCAATATAAAAAAGAATGGATGCAAAAGCCTGGGTTTGGAGAAAAATCGGTAAATAATATCCTCGAAGCTATTGAATTAGCTAAATCCCCAACTTTAAATGCGTTTATTTCAGCTCTTGGAATTCCAAATGTTGGTTCAACAATGGCGAAAGAGTTGTTAAAATATATAGAATCATATGATGATTTCCGCCAAAAGGTAAATGAAAAATGGGACTTCTCTTCACATGTTCCTGGAATTGGATATGTAATGAATGATGCTATTTTAAAATTTGATTATACCGAAGCGGATAAAATTAGTAAATTACTGGATATTAAAGTTCCAGTAGTAATAAAAACAGAACAAACTCTTAAAGGCGCAAATGTAGTTATTACCGGGCGCTTGGTCAGCTTTAAGAATCGTGATGAATTAAAGGCGGCGATCGAGCAACACGGTGGCAAAGTATCTAGCTCTGTCAGCGGAAATACAACTTATTTGGTTAATAATGATGCTACATCAACGTCTGCAAAGAATCAAAAAGCGCATCAAATGAATATTCCTATTCTAACAGAAGCGCAATTTGTGGAAAAATTTTTGACTTAAATAAAAATTTTTCGTATAATATAAGTGTAAAGGTTAAGGATGAAAATTTTTATGAAACAAAAAGAAATTAAAAATTTAGCGAAGAAAATTGCGGCTTAGGAAAGAATCCTCGCCTCAACTACTGACCTAGCCGAGAAACAAAGAGCTGAAAGTGAAATTATTAAATTGTCTGGTCACGTTCACAGCCTTGAAGACATGGTAGCAGTCGATGATTTAGTTCGTGAAATTTTGAAAAAAACTTGATTTAAAAAAAATTTTTTGATATAATATTTACAGAGCAAAAGCTTAAAATAAAAAAAATAAATTTAATGTTAAAGGAGATTTTTATTATGGCTATGAAACCGAACACAAAGAAAGTATTTGAATATCTTAAGGAAAATAACGGAACTCCGCTTACTGCTGCTGATGTGGCTGAAGCTCTTGAACTTGAAAAGCGCCAAGTCGATGGTATCTTCACTTCTGCTATTCAGCGTAAAGGATACGGCGTTCGTACTCCCGCTGAAATTGAGCTTGAGGATGGTTCCCACGCAAAGGTTAAGTTCCTTTCGCTGACCGATGCTGGTCTTGCTCTTGATCTTGATGCTGAAGAAGCTGCGGAATAATTAACTTATCCATATAGGGGACATTATAAAATGTCCCCTTTATTGTCGTATATATGATAATATTTATACTTGGATGTGTTGTAGGTGGCGGATTAGGTAGCTTAATATGTTATCTTGTATTACGGGAAGGGCTACATACAACGCAAAAAATAGATCAAGAGACAATTTAGAAGAACAATCAAATTCTTTAGGAATATAATGATAATAAAAAACGATTGGACGTTTCAAATGAGCGCATAAAAACAGTTGCAGCAGAAGAGCAACGATATTCTGAAAAATTAGAATTGCAAAAAACTCATTATGAAGCAAATAAATAGTTAATGAAAAATTCAATGCAATAGCTTGAAGAAAATTTAAGTAAAAATTTTGAAGATAGAGCATTAGAATTAGGTAAGGAATACGAAGTCGAAAAGACTAAATTAACGACATTATATCTTGATCTGCAAGCAGAATTAACTGAATAGGGTCAAGAAAAACTTGAAGAATTATATGATTAGATTAGAAGCGCAAGTGACTGTCTTACCGATCTTCGGAGCAAAGAAGCCGCAGCCGTTGAAGCTAATCGACGCAAAGAACAAATGGCTCAAGAACAATTTTATTATCGTTTACAAATTTCTCCACTTGATTTACAAGAAATTAACAAAATTAAAGAAATTGCTCCATATTTAAAGGACGCAACTCCTCTTTATAAAGTTATTTGGAAAATCTATTACGAAAAAGCTTATACCGATCTAATTGGCAGAGTTTTTGGACAAGAGAAGAATATAACTGGTATTTATAAAATTACTAATGTTACCAATGGACGATGCTATGTGGGGCAAGCGGTAGACGTTGCTGAACGGTGGCGCTAGCACATTAAGCGCGGTTTAGGCGCCGATCCGCCAACCAAAAATAAATTATACCCTGTAATGAAGCATATCGGTCCAGAAAATTTCACATTTGAGCTATTGGAAGAATGTCCACGCGCGAAATTAAATGAAAGAGAAGATTATTGGCAAGATTTTTATCAAGCTAAAGAATTTGGCTATAGTATTAAATAAGGAGAATTATTATGTCATTTTTAGATATACTAGAAGATTACGCAAAACATCACGTTGTTTATATTTGTAAACATCCTGAAGAAATTTTGCAAGTAGCAAAAGAAAATGAAATCAATTTAACAGTTATGTCTTACGATCAAGTAAAATCTATTACGGAATTTAAATTCCCTGTAGCAATTGATAATTATACAAACTTTATTGAATATATGTTTCCCGTACTTAATCTGTACGAAATTTAATGGAGGAAATATAAATGTTAATTTCTAATGTTAAAATTTATGATTTAAATGAATCTATCCTTGCTTCTGGATACCCAATGAGAACATTTAAAGAGAAGGATCTTTCAGCAGAAGATGTTACAGATAAAGATATGCGTAGAGCGCATAACCTTTCTCAAGCCGCAGATACTGATGTCGGTGCTCACGAACAGTTTATGACTGGTATTCGCGTTAATTTCGATCTACGTTGTACTAATAAAATGTGGGTGGAAGCTGAAAGATATAGATTCCTTGAATTCGTATCTTCTCAGTCAACAATGCATCGCATTACTAAATTTAATCTTGCAGATCAATATAACCAATATGTTGATCCTCGAATCATTGAAATTATGCAAGAAAAAGTAGATGAATACAATACTATTCCAGATGAAGAAGTAGGAAAGAAAAAAGAAAAGTATCTTGAAATTCTTTATAGCAATCCTGCAGGTTTTGAGTTAACAGCTCGTATGACAACTAATTACCGCTGTCTCAAAAATATCTACTATCAAAGAAGATATCATCGTTTGCCAGAATGGAGAGAGTTCTGTGCGTGGATAGAGACATTGCCTCTGTTCGATGAGCTTATTGGGACTAAACTTGACAAAACAGAAAAAATTTGATATAATATATATGTAAGAAAAATTAAATTTTATATAGTAAATGGAGTATTTAATTATGAAACAAGATTTTTTGAATTTTTTGAAAGCATTGATGGAACACGATCCTACATTCACAGCCGAGCATTTAACTGATAGTGTCCAAGAGTATATTAAAGCTCTTGAAGATAATGTCGCAAGTAAACCTGAGATTACCGAAAAAGGAAAAATTATTCTTGCATATATGCAAAAAAAAAGTGGAAAAACTTTCAAGTCAAGAGATATGTCAGAAGATTTGTTCATTCCTTCTCGTTCTATTGGAGGTACGATGCGGAAATTGGTTGCCGATGGTTTCTGTGAAAAAATTGGTAAAGATCCTATTATTTATGCTCTAACAGAAAAAGGAAAAAATTACGTTATTGATTAAATTAAATTTATTAAAAAGATAAGGAGACAAGATTATTATGAAAAAGATGATTAATACTACGACAATTGAAGGAATTCTTTATCAGCACGACCTTAATCTGAAGGTTTCTGGAGAAAATTCAAAGAATCCTGGTACCCAGTATATTAATGGTACCATCGAGATTGCAACTGATGATGCTTGCACAAATATTGTTCCTGTTCATTTTACTTATGTAACAGCAACAACATCTAAAGGTAATACCAATCAAACTTATGGTATTTTGAAGAATATCATTGATGGCGTATATGGCACAAAAATGAAGGATGGCGCTGACAAAGCTGTTAAAGTTCGTGTTAATTCTGCGATCGGTCTTAATGAGTTTTATTCTGATCGAAACGGCAAGGAAGAACTTGTTAGCGTAAAGAGAAACGAAGGCGGATTCGTCAATATCATTGATGAACTTAGCGATGAAAAACTTCGTAGCACTTTCAAAACCGATATGGTTATCAATAAGACTCGTAGAGTTGAAGCTGACGAAGAAAGAGATCTTCCTGAAAGAATGTATATTGAAGGTTATACCTTTAATTTCCGCGGAGACCTTCTTCCTGTGACTTATACGGCAACTAATCCTGCGGCAATGGATTATTTTGAGAGTCTTGATATCTCTCCAACAGCACCTGTTTTCACTTGTGTTTGGGGTCGTCAAGAATCTAAGACAATTGTAAGACGTATCGTTGAAGAATCTGCATTCGGTGAAGATTCTGTTCGTGAAGTTACTTCAAATCGTAAAGATTTTGTAATCACTGGTGCTCTTACTTCTCCATATGTTTGGGATGATGAATCCAGTATTACTGTACAGGAAATTTCTGAAGCTCTTGCAAATCGTGAAGTTGCATTGGCTACAATGAAAAAGAATCAAGAAGAATATCGCGCGCAGCGTAACGGTGCTGCAGCTCCTGCTAATGATGACTTTGATTTTTAAAGTCATCATTAGATAACAATTTAATTATAAAGGAGTTTTATTATGGCGATTAATCTTTTAAATATTCAACCTCATAAAGTAAGTAGAGACCTTTCTGGTTATATCACATTCGTTTATGGCGCTCCTAAAACTGGTAAAACAACTTTGGCAACTCAAATGGACGGCAGCCTGCTTCTTGCTTTTGAACCAGGCTATCACGCCCTTCCAGGAGTAATGGCACAAGATGTTCTTACTTGGGGCGAAATGAAACAAATTTATCGTGAATTGAAAAAACCAGAAGTACAAGCAGTATATAAATCTGTTATTATTGATACAATTGATATCGCTGCGGATAGATGTAAAAAATATATTTGTCAACAGAATGGAATTGAAGATCTTGGCGATCTTGGATATGGTAAAGGATGGACTAAGTTTAAAGATGAATTTAACGAGGTTTTCCGTGGCTTAACTCAGCTTGGTTATGCTGTGTTCTTTATCGGACACCACAAAGAAGTGACTGTTACAGATGATGCAAATCAAGATCATATTATTATTCGTCCTGCTCTTTCCAATTCCACTCGTGAAGTGATTGCGGGAATGGCTGATATTTATGGTTATGCACATCAAATTGCTAAAGATCAAATGTCAGTTCTTACTCTGCGCGACACTAGCGGAAAAATCGAATGCGGTTGCCGCTTTAAGTATATTCCTAATGAAATTACTTTGAATTATCAAAATCTTGTTACTGCAATTCAAGAAGCTATTGATAAAGAAGCAGCTGAGACAAATGGTGAATTTGTTACATCAGAACGCATTTCCGCACCGGAAGAAAAAGTATTTGATTATACTGCTCTTATGGAAGAATTCGGACAAGTTGTTGGAGACTTGATGCAGAAGGATAGAGAAAAATATTCTCCACATATTACGCGTATCGTAGAAAAATATCTCGGTCGCGGCAAGAAAGTCTCAGAAACGACCGCAGAACAAGCCGAATTTATCAGCTTGATTCTTGGTGAAATTAAAGACGAACTCTGCTGAATATATAAAAAGCGAGTGCTACCCTAAAGAGCACTCGCTTGATTTATATAAAAAAATATGGTATAATTATATTGTAAAGAAATTGTAAAAAGGGGGTATATTGGTGCATTATGTAAAATGTCTCTATTGTAACAGAACTTTTGATGCAGATACAGAAGAATACGTTAAACCAAACAGTAACCGATATGCTCATAAAGCTTGTTATGATGTTTATTTGCAGAACGAAAAAGATAAAGAGGAATTGGTAGATTATATTACTCAATTATTTGAATTAAAATCTCCAGGACCAGTTATCTATAAACAATTAAAAACTTTTAGAAGCGATCCAGCTTATGGATATAGTAATAAAGGTATTTTAAATGCTTTAAAGTATTTTTATGAAGTAAAAAAAGGAAATAAAGAAAAAGCGAATGCACAATTAGGTATTGTTCCTTATGTTTATGATGAAGCACAAAAGTATTATGAGAATATAGAAAGAGCAAATAAAGTGAATCAACAAGTTTTAAATAATGGTTTCAAATATGATATAGAAGTAGATACAGTAACAATCCCATCTCCGCAACGCAATGTGCGGAAGCGTAATCTATTTTCTTTTTTAGATGAGGAGGTAACAGATGGCAAGTAAATATGTAGATACGGCTTCTGTAGTCCAAGTCATTGGCTGTGTATTTAAACAGCCTGCGCTTTTAGATTACGGTGATAAATATTATATAACAGAAGAAGATTTCCCGAATGAATTTCATAAAGTTTTATTTGGTAGTATTTACAAGCTTTATGAATTAGGAGCAACTTCTATTACATTAACAAGTATTTCTGATTTTTTAGAGACTCGTCCTAAATATAAAGCAATTTATGAGCCAAAAGGCGATGAATGGTTAACCAAAGCCGCAGAAAAAGCAGAATTGTCAACTTTTGATTATTATTATAATCGACTCAAAAAATTTACTTTATTACGCGGATTAGATGCTTATGGTATTGATGTATCAGATATCTATGATGCTAATAATATTTTTGATATAAAGAAACGACAAGCTCAAGAGACTTTTTTAGATAATTCTTCAATCCAAGATATTGTAGAACTTGTAAATAAAAAAGTTGATGACGTTTATTTGAAATATGCAAGTAAAATAGAAACTCAATCTATTCAAGCCGCTGAGGGTATTGAAGATTTGATTGAGAGTCTAAAAAAATCTCCAGAGGTTGGCGTTCCTTTATACGGAACTTTTATGAATACTGTGACTCGCGGCGCCCGCTTAAAAAAGTTCTATCTTCGTTCTGCTCCTACTGGCGTTGGTAAAACAAGAACTATGATTGCGGATGCTTGTTATATAGCTTGTGATAAAATTTATGATCCAGCTTTTGGATCTTGGATTAGTAATGGTAAAAAACAACCAGTTGTGTATATCACAACAGAGCAAGAAAAAGATGAAATTCAAACAATGATGTTAGCATTTTTAGCTTGCGTAGATGAAGATCATATATTAAATGGTAAGTATGAAGAAGGCGAAGAGAAGCGAGTATTTGAAGCTGCGAAAATACTTAAAGACACGGATTTATATCTTGAAGAATTGCCGGATTTTTCTTTGCAAGATGTGGAAGACACTATTAAAAAACATATCCGCGACCACGATGTAAAATATGTCTGTTTCGATTACATTCATACTAGTCTTAAAATACTAGAAGAGATTACTCGAAAGACCGGTGGAGTTAAACTTCGTGAAGATAATATTCTATTTATGTTAAGTATTCGTTTAAAAGACTTGTGTAATAAATATGGAATTTTTATTCTTTCTTCAACACAGTTAAATGGTGATTATGTGAATAGTGATACACCAGATCAAAACTTACTTCGTGGCGCAAAAGCGATAGCTGATAAGATCGACTGGGGTGGAATTTTATTACCCGTTACAGACTCAGACTTAAAATCATTAAACTCTATATTAGAAAATAGTAGTTTTGATAAACCGAATATTAAACTTTCTGTTTATAAAAATAGACGAGGAAGATATAAAGGTATTATTCTATGGTGTCGAGGAAATCTTGGTACTTGTAGAGTAGATCCGATATTTGCAACAACTTATGCTTATGAACTATTAAGCTTAAAAGATATGAGAATACAAACTGAAGAAGAATCTGCATTTTAAAGGAGAATTATTATGAAAAAGTCAAAAAAAGATGGAAAATTATTTGAATATGCAATGAGTGAAGAATATGCTCAACTGATTCTTGCCAAAAGAAAAAAAGAAAAGTCAAAACTTGAACCTCAACCCTACCTTTGCAAATGGGTAAACGATCATTGTGGTATGATGGGAACTTGCGTATACGTTCATTATTAAGTTATGATTGATTATGATAAAAAGAAGATCCGAGAACAAATAACACACGAACAAGTGTTTGATATTCTTGAAGAGTTTGGGGGAGAACCTCAGTATTTAAATGAGGCTATCCTCTCTCGAACTATTTGTCATAATGAATATGGAGAAGGCTCGCGCAAGTTATATTATTATTATAACACAGGATTGTTCCATTGTTATACAGGATGTGAAGAACCCAGTTTTGATATTTTTGAATTAATCATTAAGATTTTCGCTATCCAGCAGAGAAAAGAATTAGATTTAAATGATGCAGTAAGATATATAGCTTTTAAATGCGGAATTCAAGGTGCTGAAATTGATGATGGGATGGGCGACCCGATTCAAGATGATTGGAAACTTTTTAATGATTATGAAAGAATTGATTCAGTTGAATTAAAAGACTATCACGTAATGTTAAAAGAATACGATAGTGTAATTTTAGATAGATTGAATTATAATTTAAAAATAACTCCGTGGTTAAAAGAAGGAATTATTGAACCAGTTTTACAACATAATCGTATAGGTTTTTATCCAAGCGGCGATCAAATAACCATTCCACATTGGGATAAAGATGGTCGCCTTGTTGGGGTAAGAGGAAGAAGTCTTTGCGCAGAAGATTGCGAACGGTACGGAAAATATCGTCCGCTTTATATTAATCAACAATATTACTCTCATCCTCTTGGGATGAATTTATATAATTTAAACAATAGTAAAGAAATAATTAAAGGTACAAAACGAGCAATTATATTTGAATCAGAAAAATCTTGTTTATTATTTCAAAGTTATTTTGGATTTGATGCAGATATTACAGTTGCTTGTTGCGGAAGTGCCATTTCCGCATATCAAATGCAAATGCTATTAGATTTAGGAGTCGCTGAAGTTACAGTAGCATTTGATAAACAGTTTAAAGAACGAAATACCACAGAAAGTAAAGCTTGGGAGAAAAAATTATTAAAGATAAAAGAAAAATATGCAGATGATATTTTAATATCATTTATTTGGGATAAAGATAATTTATTAGGCTATAAAGATTCTCCTATTGATTGTGGCCCTGAGAAGTTTCAACAATTGTTTTATGATAGAATAGTTTTATAAAGGAGGAAAAATATGGAATATAAATTAATTAGTCCCATTAATAAAAGAGTTACAGAAATTGGATAGATATTAATGAATCGTGGAATTCCTCTTATAGACGTGTAGCATTATTTAAATACGACAGATGATGATATTTATCCTTCTATATTAATAAAAAATTTAGATAAAGGTGCGCAAATGCTTATATAGCACGTTATTGCAAATGATGATGCTGTGCTATAGATAGATAGTGACTGTGATGGGTTTACAAGTTTTGCTGTATTTATGA